ATGACCCACCGATAAATACCTTCAACGTCTTTCACACCCCTAAACTCCCTATTCTCATAGGGGGTCACTCCCCGCAACCCCATCAGACTTGTTCAATGCATCTGACAGGACGGATCCATAACCAACATCGGGGTCTTGCAAAAGATGGCAAGGCAGCCTTCACCGGTCGGACACCTCGCGATGTCCTAGATTTTGTTAGCCTCTCGGCCTAATTTTCTTTCGAAGATTATGGGTTGGCAGCAAACGAAACTGGATCCGCGAGCTCACAATCATATTCCACGTACAGGTTGCCCACCTGGGCATCTGCCTGAGTAGGATTAGATACTACGTAGTATCCAATCGTACCGCAATTGATAAGTCTGGAATCAGCCGCGGACACATGGTCCACATTGGCTTTGTAATACCAATCTGAGTTGAAATCAGACTTATCGAGGCGCAATTCAGCAGATGAGTAGAGGGGGACCTGTGTAAACTTTCGACACTGGGACAGGGCCTCCAATTTATTGGAGACGGAGGCGGACCAGAAGTTTCCATCTACTGGGTCTGTAAACCAGCCCATCGCAAATTGACCATTGGTTGTGGTCCCTACGATGGGTCGGTAGATAAACTTGATAGAGTGGAAACGGTACCGAGAGTAATTCTCCGCTACACTATTCAACCAAGTAAAGAACCTTGGGGAAATAGTGGTCGACGCAGCAATAGCGAATGGAGAAGTAGCAGCGCCCTTGACACTGGCAGACTGAAATAATTCAGTATTCCGGAGTCGAATGACGCCACGACTATTCATATTCGCCGTAAAGCCGCGAGGTACAACTGGTCTTTCTACCATACCCTGTCCAGGCTGTCTTAGGACTAGAGCTTGAGAACCCAATTTCTGACGTTTTGCTGGTGTCAAACCAGAATCATTCTTTCGTTTTATAGCCATGAGATATATTTCATGCCCCGGGGGGGACCAATTCAGGGGGATCACAGCAGTGGTCTCTTCTAATTGTTCTGTCTCTGTGCCTGGAAAATCTCATGGAGGTAAGACGCACTATCCTCATACCGAACTCCGGTCATATCCCTAGACCGGAACCATCCTGGACGGGGGAAGTATACTTCATTGTTACGAAGCATATCAAGAAACTTCTGAGGAAGAGGTGGAATTCCATGTTTAAGACTCGTCTTAAACTGATTCCATCTCCTTGCCCCAAATATCTTGACGTGTTTCATAGATGAAGCGTCCACAACCCATCTCCTCAATGCCATTATCTGACCAGCATAACCACCATCCTTCTGATAAGGGTCCAGAAAAGGACCACTATCTAAAGGTCCAAAAGACTCGCCATACCCTGGCTCTCTCCACTCATAGATTCCACCTACATACTTCTCTAATTCATCATGGTACATTTTGGAAAGACGAGAATAGTCATTCCGAGTACCATGTAGAAAAGTGAATAGACCGAGCCTATGCGCGTTCATCCACATCAATTGGTTCCTGGTGAACTTGTGACCATCTGGAATTGGGGCTCCAAGCCCACCCCACTCAGTGGGGCCATATATTGGTCCGGGAAAACCTTTCAAGATAGGATAATACTGTCGGAAAAGTCTGACATAGACTGGGAGAGTCTTCGAGGTTGAAAACCTTGAAAACTCCCTCCAGTTCTGTGCCAGAACTTCCCACGGCATAATCTGTCTACCGGTCTCCGTATCGACCTGTTTATCCAGTGGCATATTCAACAGACCCACATTAGGGACAGACACTGTTTTCCATTTTCCTGTAGTCTTCTCGAAAGTACAATATGTGGAATTAACGAGGGCCAGATCTCTAGAATAGTAGTTCTTCCCTAAGGAGAACTCCAATCCTACAGACCGAGTGGCCCTCTTCCATTTACGATACTCAGAAGGGTTAGCAGGAAAGAGAACATCGTCTCCATTGATGCGCATGAATCGCTGACGGGGAATAGCCATACAGCTGGCTGATCTATTGATCAGACATAGTAATGGGAAAGAAAGGATGTGTCCCATCATCTGCCCTCGAGTAATTTCCACGGGAGACTGTCCCTTTAACTCAAGTTGAGAGTGGACCAGTGACTTGATTACCAGTTCCTTGATCCAGGGTACATATTGTACCAAAACTGGATCTAGGAAAGAGAAATCGGTCTGATCTAACATGGCCCGAGCAGCATACTCCGTATATTCAAGGAAGATGTTATCGGTGGCGGCAGAATAGTCGCCACTGACAACCTTCTCCTTCTTCTTCAATTCTAGACCAATAAGTGCGTCCTCGACAGGGGACCCACCAATTAGCTGGTAAATTGGAGAAGAGCGCATGGCACCATGCCATGCCTTTTGAATTGGAGTTAAGAGCTGTAAGAACCATTTAGATTTGGTCACAATTCGAACCTTGAGAGGTTCAGTGAGGCCGGTTGCCTGAACGGGTAACCGATCCCAGTCTGAACCATCGGACTTAACCGTCTCAGAGATTGCTCGACGGAACATGATATCCAGGAATTCATTCCACAGGCCAGCGGGGGTGGAGAAGCTAAGAGTCTCTCCCGGCATTTCAAATATGTTCTTAAGATCATCGTAGAAAAATCGAGAATCAATCGTTTCTTGGAGAATCTCTTCTGCAACAAACGATTGAAGCCCACCTTCTGCTCGCGATCTTTCATAACATGCTGAAGTGCTTGGAGCGAATGGCTTAGAATAATCCGCTACCATACGGCTACCGTCAAGGAATTCAGAGATAGACATGTCAATCGACTTATACATCCTCTTCTTGTAAGGAAGGGGAGGTGAAACCCTACTGACAGCCTGACCAAATTCCTTAACCTTCTCCCTCACCATCTCACCTGTGAAAGACGGAAATAGTCTCTTAGAGTAAAGGAGCAAGGCTCCAATCTTTATCTTTCTCCTCTTCCCATCCCCTGTCTTTCTGTTCAAAATATACCTCCTAAAGGAGGCAGAACATAACGACAAGGG